AAGAATCTTGACGAAGCTGATTTTTGCTCAATTCATTATGAGCACGTCAATGAATTACCAATAATAGATCCCCATACAATATCTTATCTTTCATGGAATATGCACCCAGAATATTTTAACTGTTCTAAAGAAAAGAAATTATCATTATTATTAGCTAAGTCAATGTCTTTATACTGTTTAGGTAAATATACCCCAATAGCATCGAGACTATCCTACACTATTATACAATATATTAAAACAAAGTATCCCTCGATAAACGTGACAGATGTAAAAATAGATCGATGGTGGTACATGGAAAGAATCTTTAAATCCCTTCAATATTTAGAAGATAAATTCCCTTATATTGAACCTACCCTTCAGGCTAGAATTTATTATGAAAACAAGTTTGGAATTTCTATTGCAATTCAAAAACAAATCGAAGAAAAAATACAACAAGCAACAGATCCAATAAATTTAACATTTGATTTACACTTATTACAGACAGAATCTAATTATAAGGACTGTATCTGTTTGTGATTACCTAACGCCTCAAATGGCTTATTGAAAATTTATTTTTCAATTACAGTTAGTTATACTTCTTAAAAGTAAAGTTAAACTTCTTAAAAGTTAATATGTACAGAACAAGAAATCAAAGATTCAAACGAATCAATCAACAGAAAAGAATTCAAAATCAAAATAGAACATTAAGGAACCGACAATTAAATAATACTCCTTTGCGTCGATTCCCTCAACGTGGTAGATATAACCAGAATCGAAATAGAAACAGGAACAATACTCGTAACATACCACTTTATAAACCAATGAATATGAAAACAAACACTAAAGTAATAAATAGAACAGATGATATGTTCAGACTTAAAATTAAATTAGCTGTAGGTCCTAATTGCTTCACTAATACTACTTATGTTATACCATTACAGCCTTTATTTTTAAATCAACAACTATTAAACCATGCCTTAAATTACACAAGCTTTAAGATCAATAGAGTTACCATTATGACTGAACCTTTAGTAGCTACTACAGATGACACTTCTATAGCGATAGGATACACTACTCATTGCACACCAATCACTTCAGTAGTTAACGATCAGTTTTCAAAGATTACTAATCTAGCAGGCACTCATGGCATGGCTCATACTCCTTTATCTTATACAATACCTACTAATGATCCATTATTTCATCCAATAGTACCAGTTATACCATCAGATGTACCTTTCACTATTTTCATTACTAGTCAAACAGCTGGTCTTAATTTACTAGCAAAGTTCTTACCTTATTTAGTGTTAGACATATCCTTTAAAACTCAATATACAGGTGATGAAATCAATAACACGTTATCTTCAGATTTATGGACAATAACAACAGGAAATACAGGAACCCAAAGCTCATCCGTTACACCATCAACTTTTGGTTTTGTCCAATATTCAACAGCTACAAATATAGATATAGGAGAATTAATACAGTTACCCGCTTTTCCAGCTTCAGCTACTGATTATATTTTTGCTTGGACTCATAATAACCTTAATGCTAATCCAATAAATGATCCCGGAGATAGAGGAAACATTAATGCTAATCTGAAAACGCTCTTGTAATAGTAAAGAACTATAAAATCTTAAGATTAACCATCTATGTATCAAAAAAGGCGATCTGAAAACTCGATGTGTGATGTACCCTTATCGGAAGGGAATTAGTCCACTCATATCGATGGTACCAGATTGTATCGAT